CTCCAACGCGTGGGGCCAGGGCTTCGGCGGTGGCAGCCAGCTCTACGGCCGCAAGGGCGGCCAGGGCCGTGTTCGCGTCGTCCGCAGATTGCCTATTTAGTCATTCGTCTATTTCGAAGCGCAGTTATTTCAAAATTGTTCAACTCAATTGGAGAAACCCATGAGCACCAGCCTCACTCCCGCAGCAGCCTGGTCGTCGCCAGTTTCCGGCGATAGCGTCGCCAGCAGCACCGTTTCCGGCCCCAGCACTTCCGACATCGGCGGCGATCACGCCGACGCTGGTGGCGGTGTCTCGGACGCAGTCTGCCGCATCATCCCCGCCGCCATCGGCGCGGCTCTCGGTGGCGGCATCTACGCCGGCATCATGCGTGGCGCGCCCGGTGCGCCGGACTACCATCTGGTGCTGCTGCCGGGCGACATCGAAGGTGACTACGCCAAGGCGCAAGAATTCGCCGCGAGCGCCGGCGGCGAGCTGCCCAGCCGCCGCGAGCAGCGCGTCCTGTTCGCCAACCTGAAGGATCAGTTCGAGGCTGACTGGTACTGGTCGGGTGAGCAGCACGCCTCCGATCCCTCCGGCGCGTGGAGCCAGCTCTTCGACGCTGGCTTCCAGTACTACACCCGCAAGGGCCTCCAGGGCCGTGTTCGCGTCGTCCGCAGATTGCCTATTTAGTCTTTCATCAATTTCGAAACGCCCCCTTATTTCAATTTTGATGGAGAACGACATGGCACCTGCCACCGCCGCAGTCCTGAGCATCACCGAAGAGCGCCAGTTTACCGCCCGCCTGGGCGAGCGCACCGTTACCGGCTTGGCCCTCGCCAGCACCTGGGAAGGCTTCACCAAGTACACCAACCGCGATGGCGCCCTGATCGTGCTCGATGCCGATCAGCACATCATCAAGGCGTCCCCTGAACTGATCGACCAGCTTGGCCTGGCGCAGCCATCCACCGATTTCGTGCTGCGCACCGCGATCGGCGCCATGAAGATCGGCGATGTGCTGGGCGGTGGCTACTTTGCCGGCGTGATCGATGTGTACGGCCGGCCGCATGCATTGGTCGTCGCCGGCAATGACGGCGAACTGCGCGACATCTGGAGCGATGACTCAGCCCCAGTTGATGGCGCCGTGTCACGCTTTGACGGCAAGGCCAATACCTTTGCCATGTCGCGCGCCGGCAGCAAGCTGGCCCAGGCAGCGCAGGCCATCGCCATCGGCGGTCACGACGACTGGTACATCCCATCGCGCGATGAGCTGGATCTGTTGTATCGCGCCTTCAAGCCGACGGAGCAGCGCAACTACGCGGATGGCACCGACGGCGAAAACCAGTTCGCGGTGCCCGCCGTGAAGCCGTATACCAAGGACTTTCCAGTGCAAACGACCGTGACCAGCTTCCGCAACGGTGGCGCTAACGCCTTCGGCGCAGCCTGGTACTGGTCCAGCACGCAGCACGCCTCCTTTCCCTCCAACGCGTGGGGCCAGGGCTTCAGCGGTGGCTACCATGTCTACGGCCACAAGGGCAACCAGGGCCGTGTTCGCGTCGTCCGCAGATTGCCTATTTAGTTATTCAGTAATTTCGCATCCCGCCGCGGCGCGGCGGTTCTTTCCCAATCTATGGAGCAAACCATGAGCAAAGCTGTAGCCGCAGTTTCCGAAACCCCTGGCGCCATCGCCGCGGCGCACGTTGGCCTTCCCGCTATCGGCGCGCCATACGAGGGCGGTTTTTTCACCGGCGTCATCAATATCGACGGCAAGCATTTTGCCCTGATCACCGCCGGCGCCGCCGGCCAGCTGCGCGGGAAGCTGATGCCGCTCAGGGGTGGTGTTGATGGCTGCGACCATCGGGCAGATGGCCAGACCAACACCGAAGCGTTGGCTATCGCGGGCAGCGAACTGGCCATTGCTGCGCTGGCACTGACCATCGATGGCTTGAGCGACTGGTATATCCCGTCCCGAGACGAGCTGGAGCTGCAATACCGTGCGTTCAAGCCGACGGGCGACGAAAACTATGCTGACGGCGATGATGGCATTAACCCAAGCAGCGTCCCGGTCGGCGAAGCTTACACGGAAGAATCCCCTTCGCAGACGACGGTGAAAAATTTCCGCGAGGGCGGCACCGATGCGTTCGAAGACTGGTGGTACTGGTCCAGCACGCAGCACGCCTCCAATCCCTCCACCGCGTGGTACCAGAACTTTTACGCTGGCGACCAGGTCTACAACCTCAAGGGCCTCCAGGGCCGTGTTCGCGTCGTCCGCAGATTGCCTATTTAGCCATTCAGTAATTTTCGTTTCGGCGCATGGCGCTTGTGTAATCAGATGGAGATGGTCATGAAAATTATCACTGCCCTGTTGTATGCAATCAAATGCTGGCGCGCGCGGCGCGTTTACCGCCAGGCATCGGCACGCTCCCGCCGCCTGCACCTGGAGCGCAACGCTCTCGATCTGGAGCTTCTTCAGGCCTTGAAAGTAGAGCGACTCCGCGGCCAGCGCATGGAAGAAATTCTGAACGCGGAACAACCAGGCGCCTGCAAGATGCCGGCGCTGAGCAAGCATGACTCGCGGCGTCTAGCATGGTTGGAAATCTTCGCTATCTATGGATTTTTCATTGGCCTGGCTGTGTGGAACTGGTGGTAGCCGACCTTAGCAGTAAAAACCGCCGGCCACGCCGGCACCTTACCAAAAATTGGAGATCGACATGAGCAAAGCACAATTTCTCGCCGAGAACCTGAAGTCCGGAGAAATCTACGCCGGCCTGATCCTGGGGAAAAATGACGTACCGGACCACCACCTGTTCCTGCTGCCGAACAAGGCTGAAGGGAAGACCTGGGATCAGGCAGTAGCATTCGCGGCCGCCGCCGGCGGCGAGCTGCCCAGCCGGCGCGAGCAGGCGCTTCTTTTTGCGAACCTGAAGGAAGAATTCGAGCCGAGCTGGTACTGGTCCGGTGAGCAGCGCGCCTCCGATCCCTCCATCGCGTGGGGCCAGTACTTCGGCGTTGGCAGCCAGGACTACGGCCTCAAGGACGGCCAGGGCCGTGTTCGCGTCGTCCGCAGATTAGTAATTTAATAATTTGGTAATTCATCATGGCTATCCATACCCAACTGCCGATCTACAAACTGACCTATGAGCTGATGTTGCTCGCGATGGAGCTCATCAAGAACATGCGCCGCGACTACAAGTCGTCGGTTGGTCAGAAGATTAACGCCGAGTGCCTGGAACTGTCTCTACTGGTGTACAAGGCGAACTGCGCGCGGGATAAGGTCCCTCACCTAGAGATGTTGCTGAAGCGCCTTCAGGTGACCGAGCTGTTGTTCCGCCTCGCAGTTGATCTGGCTCTCGTCTCGAAAGGCCAGTATGCAAAGGCCATCGAGTTGACGGGCAAGATCGGCCGGCAGGCCAATGGATGGCGCAAGCACTCCGCATCGTCGCCCGCTACCTGACCGCCAAGGCCGTTATGTCTGAGCGATTTTTAAATCTGGTCGTGCCGCTGGCTCACAAGGCCACCGCCATGCGCACCACAGGAACCACCCGGCAGTGTCCGGGCCGGCCTGGCGCAGTTTCCCCGCTGATCGGCTACAGCCTTCGGTGGGGCGACGTAGATAGCACGAACGGACGCAGCACGCCTCCAATCCCTCCAACGCGTGGAACCAGAACTTCAACGATGGCAACCAGAACTACAACCACAAGGACAACCAGGGCCGTGTTCGCGTCGTCCGCAGATCGAAACGATGCAGTCCCTGCAGAGTTCACCCTGCAGGATCTGGTAGTCGCATATTTTGACTGCCGCCGGAACAAACGCAATACCCTCTCCGCTCTTCGTTTCGAGGAGCGTCTGGAGCACAATCTGCTCGCGCTGCACGACGAACTGGTGGCTGGCGAGTATCAGCCGGGTCGCTCCATTTGCTTCGTCGTCACCCGCCCAAAGGACCGCGAAGTGTGGGCGGCCGACTTTCGCGACCGGATTGTGCACCACCTTCTCTACAACCGCATCGCGCCGCGCTTTTACCGCAGCTTCATCCCAGATACCTGCGCTTGCATTCCAGGGCGGGGCACGATGTATGCCGCCCAGCGGCTGGAGCAAAAGATCCGTAGCGCGAGCCAGAACTGGTCCCGGCCGCTGTGGTACCTGAAGTGCGATCTGGCAAACTTCTTCGTCACCATCGATAAGCGTGTGCTCGATGTCCAGCTGGCCGAGCGCATCCATGAACCGTGGTGGATGCAGCTCGCCAGCACCATCCTGCACCATGACCCGCGCGAGAACTTCGAGTTGCGCGGCGCGCCGGAGTTGCTGGCCCGCGTGCCGGTGCACAAACGCCTGATGAATCAAGGCGCGCACCTTGGCCTTCCGATCGGAAATCTGTCGTCGCAGTTCTTCGCCAACGTCTATCTGAACGCCCTCGACCAGTTTGTGAAGCACCAGGTGCGCGCCCGGCACTATGTGCGCTACGTCGATGATTTCGTGCTGCTGCATGAGTCTTCACAATGGCTGAACGAAGCGCACGCGCGCATTGACCAGTTCCTGCCGGAGCGCCTGCGCGCTCGCCTCAATCCATCAAAAACGATCCTGCAGCCGGTTGATCGCGGCGTCGATTTCGTCGGCCATGTCATCCGCCCGTGGCGCCGCACTACCCGGCGCCGTACGGTGAACGAGGCAATCAGCCGTATCTCCGGTATAGATCCGGCGGACGTCTACACATCCGCCAACAGCTACTTCGGCCTGTTGCGCCAGGCCGGCGCCAACCATGCTGATCGCGCTCGACTGGCCCGTGCCGTGCTGCGCCGTGGCCACTTGGTCAACGGCGATCTGACCAAAACCTACAGGAGGAGCGATGGGTGCGCCTGAGCAAAAAATAAGTTTGTCCTATGCGGCCGCCGTTGCAGCGTTCAACCACGACCAGATGTTGTTGCGTGCCGTCCATAAGACGCAGCGCGTTCTGTACCAGGGCGCACCGCATTACATTCAGGTAATCCGAATTGGTCCCTCTGGCGGCGGGATTGAGTCCGAGGTCTACCTTTTTGGAAATCCGGTACCAGTGCCGGCCAGCGAGATAACGCTCGCGCCGGAGGTTAGTTGAATCGCATTCGAGGAGCACGATCATGCTGGGGAAAATCTACGCTAATTTTTGCAATCTGCGCGAACAGCGCGACGCCAGAACCATGCAGTGCAAGCACATTCCGGAGCTTCCTGTGCTGCTTTTCCTGCAGTCTCTCGGCGGCCGCTGGGCAAACTGGTTCGAGAGCGAATATGAAAATTCTGTGCGCATCGCCATGCCGGCCGAGACACCCGGCAAGCTGGCCCTGGCCAAGATGCGGAACCTCATGCGGCGCGGACTCGTGGATGGCTGCCCCTGTGGCTGCCGCGGCGACTTCCGCCTGACCCAGAAAGGTCACGAATACATCGCGGCGCAAGCCACACAATCCCTTCAACATCATCACCCTGAAAGCTATCAATGAAAAATTTATATGAAGTCCTGGGCGTGGCGCGCGATGCCACTTTCGATGACATCAAACGCGCATATCGCAGTCTGGCGCAAAGGCACCACCCGGACAAGGACGGCGGCGACAATGCGCTGTTCCAGCAGATTCAGGAGGCATATGCGACGCTCTCCGACCCGGAAAAGCGCGCGGCATACGACACGACCGGCAAAGTGCCGGGCGCGCCGCCAGATGATAGGGAGAAGGCTATCCAGCTGATCATGCAGACCATGGACGTCGTGCTCGACGGCGGCAACCCGGCACTGCAGGACGTGTTGAAAATGACCGATGACCTGGTCTTTCATGCGTTGTCGGAGCTGGAGCGGATGATCGATATACGCGCCGGGAAGCTTGAGCGGATCCGCATCGCCAGGCAGCGCATCAGCGCCAAAGCGGGGCGCACCGATTCTATCGACCAGGTGGTGATGCACCTGGAGCAGAGCATCGAGGGCCCCTTGACGCGCATGAGGGCCGAGTGCGCAACGTTCAAGCTCGCCCGCGAGATCCTGGCGGACCACCGCTATCGCGTCGACACCCAGCAGGAAAACACCGGCCCTCGCTATAACCAGGGTTTCGGTTGCCTCTATGGCGGCCTGAATAGAATCTGACATGACTTGCACCCGCTGCGGCGGTGCACACAGCCTTAGCCGGTGCCCATGGCCGGCCGGTTATTTTTCAGGAGTGAAAGATGGAAGAAGCAAAACAATCCCTGGTTCTGTCGCCGGAAGAGATCGTCAGTATCACGCACCGCAAACGCCCGGCCGAGCAGCTGCGCGACCTCAAGGCGCTCGGCATACCGGCTACGCGGCGCTTTGACAACACCGTTTGCGTGCTGCGCGCCGACGTCACCTCGCACCGCGCCGGCCGGCAGCCGGCCGCCGATGAGCCGCGGCTGAAGTCGTCGCGGCAATGACCCGGCGCCGGCAAAAAAACCTCGGCCTGCCGGGCCGGGTCTACATCAAAAACAACGCCTACCAGTTCCTCTCGGCGGAGAAAATCCGCGATCCCGCAGACGGCAAGATGAAGTTCTGGATCCGCCTGGCCGGTGTCGGTCAGGGAGAAGGCAATGGCGAGGCGGCGATGCTGTCGGCGCTCGGCAAGCTGCTGGGCGAGCGCCGGACCAACAAGGCCGGCGTGCCGTATCTTTGCCAGGAGTTTCGCGCGCATAAGCTGGGCAAGTACTCCCAGGACACGCAGGACAGCTACCGGTCCTACCTGGCGAAGATCGCCGACGACTTCGAAGAATTCGATGTCAAGGACGTCATGACGCGCCATTGGTCGGAGTTCCTGCGCAACCACTACGCCGGCAAGGCCAACAGCGCCAGGAAGATCACCGCGCTCGCGCGCAAGCTGTTCCGCTACGCCATCTCGGAATTCGGCCTGCGCCAGGACAACCCGATCGACCAGATTGACCTCGATTCCTACCAGACCGAGCGCCGCGAGTGCATCCCGACGCACGCCCAGGTGGCGGCCATCCGCGCTGCCGCCATGACCGGCGGCGACGGCAGGAAGACGCTCAGCGGGCCGACGCTCGCCTGCATCATCGACATCTCCTACCTGTGCTGGCAGCGCGCCAAGGAATTCCGGCTGCTGGAGCATAGCCAGATCGATGGCGGCCGCATACGCTTCAAGCCCACCAAGACAGAACGCTCCAGCGGCCTGTCGGTGGACATCGCCATTACACCCGAAATCCAGGCCGTACTCGATCGCGCCGCGGCGATCAAGCTGGCCCACGGCATCGAGAGCAAGTACGTGTTCTGCAAGCTCACACTCAAGCACCAGGGTCAGCCATACTCCAAAAACGGCCTGTTCTCGATGTGGGACAGGGCGCGCGAAAGGGCCGGCATCAAGGAGGACGTGCAGTTCCGCGACCTGCGCGCGCTGGCCGCCACCGATGCCGCCAAGGCCGGCCGTACCAAGAAGGAAATCCAGGACAGGCTGGTGCACACCAGCAGCTCGACGACCGATATCTACATCAAGGAATCCGTGCCGGCGCTCTCGGAATTTATCACCAGGCTACCCTGGTAGGCCGATAATAAGCCGGTGCGGCCTTGCGTTTCGCGGGGCTACGTAGATTGATTCTCTGCACTGTATATTATCGCCTCACAAGCGCGCAGCAGCATAGGTAAAGGCAGAACGCCTTTTCGAGTATCAGGATGGGGTGCAGGGGGTCGGAGGTTCAAATCCTCTCGCCCCGACCAACAAAATCAATGACTTACATAGCGCACTGTACAGATCGACAGCACTGTATATTATACGTACGTATAATATCCTGATGAGCGGCATACTATGCCGGGTGCTTCACTTGCTGAAGGCCGTCGCCAAAAATGAGGGCCAGACGGACGAGTGCGCGCCGGCCGCCGTTCCGCCTATCGCAACATCGGCGCCAACACAACCGCCGCTGCGGCCAGCTTGTCGAACGCGGCTGCCAGCACATATACACCGATGCAAAACATGACCCATTTGCTGTGAGGAATATCCATCTTCATACCTTTCAACCATTCGATGGCGACCTTGATGCGGCGCCGTTTGGTGCTATAATCCATTCAAATCTCTCGTAGTTTCCTTCGATGGAAATAAAAAAGCCCTGGCGCTCGAACGCTCAGGGCTTTTTGCTTTTGGTCTTTCTGGTCTACTTCATCGCCGGCGCCGAGGCGGCCAGAAGGCGCGTCTTCTCCGCGCTGCCCTTCGTGCTACCGTAGAAGTAGGCGAACATCACGCCCACCACACTGGTGATCAGCACGCCCAGGATCGTGTCCGCCACCCGCTGGCCGCCGGCCGAGAGCGGGATGAAGGTCACCGCCACGAAGTACACCATCGCAAACAACGACCATGCCGCGGCGAAGTAGTACACAAACCGTTTGCTGAACAGGTCATCCTGGGCCAGCGCCGCCACCTGCATCGCGCGCGCATCCTTGCGGTCGGCGAGGTAGCCCTTCTCGAGGTCGGCGTCGGCGGCTAGCGCGGCCTGCTGGAACTCGGCTGCCTTGACCGGATCCATCTGGATCGCCGCCACGGCCGCCGCCGGCGTGGGCGCCCCGGTGACCACCTGCGCAATGCCCAGCACCTGGTTTGCCACCTCTTCAGCCTTGTCGCTGCCGGTGAAGAACTTCACCAGGCTGGGCGCGAACTGGGCCAGCGCCATGGCCATGCCTACCGGCCCGCTGGCCGCGGTGGCCACGCCCCTGATCACATCCGTTGTATCCATATCACAGCTCCACGCGGTTGGCGAACCAGCCGAACTCGAATTCTTCCAGGCGCTGGTTCTTTTCGCCAAGGTCGATATAGCGCGCGCCCTGCAGGCAGCTGAGCGCGCGCAACAGAACGGTCTCGCCGGCGGCGCCGCGCTTATCCAGGAATGCCCGCAGCGCGCCAAGGGTGGCCGGCCCGATCGCGCCATCGACCCCGATGTCCGGGTAATCCTTGCCCTGGCGATTGAAGACGTTCAGGCAGCGCTGCAGCCATGGACCTGGCAGCGCGGCGCCGCAGTTCACGCCAGTGTCCACCAGCTTCTCGGCGATGCGCGTGCTCAACGCTGCCACCTTGTCGAAGCCGGGCTGCGTGATGTAGCTGCGCGTGTAGATCGCCTCGGCGGTGGCGCGCGGCATGTCCACCATCGGACCCATGTAGCCGCTGGCGCGCGCCACAGACGCGGTGATGCCCCACATGGTCTCGCCGCCGGGGTCAGCCGGGTTGTTGCTGTACCGGCCCTCACGGCCGATGACGCCGTCGATGATCGATTGGATGCTCATTTGTGCCACCCCTGGCCCTTGAGCGCCAGGTAGACGCAGCCGGCGAACGCCAGCACCAGGATGCCTTTCAGCGTCCACTTGCCGAACTCGGCGAAGGCCTCATCCATCCATTCCCTGATCGCCTGCTTGGCCAGGTTCTTCTGTTCTTCCGGTGTGAGTGACGGCATGCTTGTTCCTTTTCTGGAGGTGAGGTGTTGCGGATTTGCAGTTTTCGCTGATATATAATTGGCCACTCTTTCATGGAGGCCTTATGGAATTTCATATTTCCCATCCCATCGAACTGGGCACCGCGCTCGCGTACCTCATCAATGCCTGGATCTGGGGGCGCAAGAGCGACGACTAGCGCTTCTGGTCGTCCTGGTACAGCGGTGCGAGAAGGCCGGCCGGGATGCCTGCCGGCGCAAATTGCGACCGCAAGCTGGCTGCGTTTGGTGGTGCCAGCGGCACGCCGGTGAGGAGCGATTTCGGAGCGTTGAGGGTCGTCTTTGCCTGGGAGCCGATGATGAGGGCTTGGCCCGGGTCGCCCACGATTTGACGGCCAAAGGGTATCTTGCTCACGAGCGGGCTGTTGATGATGTTCTCGATAACCGAATTGATGCCTGCGGCTGCGCGAGAATTG